GGTATCCGTTCTGCTGAAGTGTCATGGCGTTGATTTTACGGTGACTCTTCGACAGTGAAAAGAAAAAAGGCCGCAGAGCGGCCATAAACACAAACAAAAATCAACAAGTTAGATAATTATCAAAGACTTACAGACACACAAAAACACAGCCAACCACAACAAATAACAGAGATGTGGTCAATTTGTGGATCATCAGCCAACAAATTTAGCAACAAATACAGCAACCGCCGCCGTGAAAATGGTTGTGCATACTGGCACAATCATGCCACTCCAACGCCACTTCGTATTATCATCAACCTTGTCAAACCGCCGATTCATCTCATCCATAATCTTGTCAAAGCGTTTATCCATCGCTTCGGTAAGCTCACCCTTCAGGCTGTTAATGTCTGATTTGAGCTGCTCTTTCAGGTGAGCTGTATCAGATTTAAGCTCACCTTTCAGATTCGCAATATCGCATTTAAGATCACCTTTCAGATGAGCAATGTCTGCTTTGAGCTCACCTTTCACCTCACCAACATCGGCTTTGGTTGAGAGGTTTGTAGTGCGTTCAGCAAGCGTCGCAAGGTCGTTTCTTGTTAGCGATAAATCACCTTCGAGCCGCTCAATTCGCCTTTCAAGTTTATCTGACATTCCGCCTCCACTATCACCGCCTCCCCCATCGAAAGAGTTGCCAATGTCCTCACGAATAAGGGTTATGCCATGCTCACTTTTAGCATATGCCACTCAGATTCCCTCCCAAACTATATATCCTTTGTCTCTTGCCCAACAAACAACTGTGTGGGCTGTATATGTGGATGTGAAGCCGCAATAAGAACATGACACTTCATACCGAGTATTGTAGATGTTAATGGGCTCGTTCTCCTTGTGTATGGGAGTGACATATTCCCAATCATTTGAATCATCATAATCATCAAGTTCAGGGTCTGTGCCGTGAACAACCGTATGTGGAATAAACAAATCTGGGCGCCCACACGAGAGACAAGAGGTTCTGGCTCCTCTATCTTTGAGGAATTGAATAAATAATTTGGGCGAAATCTGTTGCAGAACCTGCAAATGCCCACGTTCATTATCATTAAGAGACCTGTCTGCATATGGAAAATCATCAAATTTAAGAGGCTTCATATAAGGCATCTCCAAGGGGATTAAATCTCACCGCATCCTGCAGGTAATCCGGCGCAAGATGGGCATAAATCATCGTTGTCTGAATCTTTGCGTGCCCCAGAATTTTCTGGAGCGTCAGAATATTGCCGCCGTTCATCATGAAATGACTGGCGAAGGTGTGGCGCAGCGCATGAACAGCCTGGCCGTCAGGAACATCAGGTGCGACCGTTTTGATGACATCGCGAACCAATGAATAATCCAGCGTCGGAAACACCAGTTTCCCGCCCCGTTTTTTGATCTTTTCAAACAGGCTTTCAGAAATAGGAACGGTACGGTTTTTGCTGTTCTTCGTTTTTGAAAAAGTGATTCGACAATGAAGAACACGGCGCTGCTCCAGTGCCGCTACCTCGCCCCATCGCGCCCCGGTCGATAAAAGGATTTCGACAGCCAGCCGTTCATCGGGATTTTCAGCCAGTGCATCCAGCAACTGAACACATTCAGACTTACTCAGATATCCCATTTCGCGCTCGTTAACCTTCATTCCTTTAAGGCCTTGAACGGGGTTATCGTTAAGAAAATGGCCGGATGAGATGAGTGCGGTAAACATCGCGCTTAACGCCCCAATCTCTCGATTAATGGTGCTGGGCTGTATCCCCTGCTCTATCCTGGACACACGTAGCTCGGTGAGCATCGTTGTATTAAGTTTATGCACACACGGGTCATCCATTGCCTCACTCAAGCGCAGCAATTTAAGGCGCGTGTTATGCCCTGACTTCATTAGCTGGCCGTGGTATTTCCACCACAAGTCAATAAGCACCGACAGCGGACGGCGATCAATGGAGTTTCCTTTCCACTCATTGTTATGCTGTTGCGCCAGCACCCACCGCTCATATAAAACTGCATCCGATTTCGTTTTAAATTTTTTGCGAATGCGTTTGCCTTTACGCCCCTCAGGGCGCATGTCAAGAAGATACCCTCCCGGAATTGATTTTATGCTCATTCGTGAAACCCCAGCGTTACAAGACCACCATGCCCCCAGCGTTCCATGATTAGCCGGGCTGTGTACCAGTCTTGCGGGATTTTTGAGAAGACGATGTGTTTTCTGGCCCATCAGGGGAGAGAGAGGGACTGATCTGCCCAGCAGCCTCATTTGTTTTTCCCGTCATAAGCCATATAGTGTATTTTTCGAAATCCTTAGAATTAATTACGCGATCAACAACGCTTAAACCAACCTCTCTTTTACCGCTCTCATAATTCTTTATAGTTCCGAGATTTATCCCAGTAACATCTGCAAACTCAGCTTGAGTTAACCCTTCACTTTTCCGTATCTCTTTCAGTTTTTTTTCGTACCCACTTGACATGGTGGTCTCCAGACGACTAAATTAACCCTAAAAGTCGCCTAGAGACGACTTTTAGCAACAAATAACCACAGACTGAACAGGTTATCACATCATGACAAAGCTCTTGAACACATACGAGCAAGCGGATTTTGAGCGTTTGGCGGCGTTCTACCCATACCGCGATGAGCATGGATTACCGGTACTCGAAGAAAGCCTGAAAGATTACGCGAAGCGTACCAATCAAACTGTTAATGCAGTGAAAAGGCAGGCTGACAGAGCAGCCCTTCCCATCAACCAAGAAGAAAAAAACTCAAAACGTACAGTAAATCTCTTCGCAATTTTCCTGAAAACCATCAGAAACGCAGAGAAATACGTGCAGATGACAAAATAACGAGGTGTCATTTTATGCTGAAGCAACGCCGTAATTTTCGCACCGAAACGGAACGCCAAGCTAACCGTTTCGCTACCAGCGCATCACGCAGCAACATCCGCTACAGCCTGAGCGAGACGCACGCAACGCCAGATGGCCATACAGTAAAACAAATTGGCGAACACACCTGGCTGATTGAAAAAGCTGGAATCGTGGTTCACAGATGCCAACGCAACCCATTTACCGGAAACCGCATTTTTGCTCTGAGCAACGGCGACACTCAGTTTGGACAGGATTTCACATTGTACGAAGCACTTCGCACGGTTGATCGTCTGCTTCGCGGGCAAAGTTTTATTAAACAGACTGATTTATAACAGGTGCGTTATGACCAAAGAGCATGCACAAGGTGTATTTATCCGTTTTATTGATTTTCGCGGTGAACTGTTATTGCGCGCATCAGCTATTGATGGAGTTGTCCCATCAGAAAAAAATGCAGCTACTTACGTTTATCTGAACGGCACGCGCCTGACCGTAGAACTTCCGTACCAGACTGTACACGGAATCATTAGCGAAGCTGAAAAAGCACGTAAGATTAATGGCGATGAACCCTATATCGAAATTATTTGTATGGATTCAGAGGCTGAAATTCAGAAAGCAGATTAAAGGGCGTTGCGATGGGCAAAGAATATAAAACTCTCATTAACAAAGCACTTGAGCGTTTTTATTTTCGCTTAAGTGCATCAGGTGCTCATGCTGAACGTGCAGCCCGTGACTCATTGACCAGGGCAATCCGGAGTCTGTATGACGTGGCTTTTTACGCTGATGATCTGGATGCACTTAACGAACTTTCCGAGCTGATCTGTGCCGCAGAATGCGGGGAGCATATTGAACCGTATAAGCTGGGGAATATTGCATGAGTATATTTATCTCATGGCTTGTCCTGATTATTTCGGTGGTCTGCGCCATTGGGATTATGCAAATTATTCATTCAGTAAAAAAGATTGAACGCATTTTCACTGGCGAATAACAGCGCAAATAAAAACCCTAGGTTAAATAAGAAAATGTAAAAACAATCCGCATTCGCGGAGGTATTCGCACACGCCCAGGAGGCGTAATGGCAATTAAGCATTTTCCTGTCGTTCGTTTCACTTCCAGAGGACGTGAATACGAAGTCGACGAACGCCTGATTACCACAATCGACAAACACCGCTCAGAAAAGGATGCACACCACATCTATCTCACTGACGGTACTTACTTCTGCGCCACTAATGTGGCGCGGGTGAATCTTATCCGACAGGTACAGGATCCACGCAAATGAGCAGGAGAAGAATCACTCGCAGACATCACCGCACACACCTGAATTCCTCAGCAACGCTAAAGGCACTTATTCAAAGCGAGATCGGTGATTTCTTCGCGGGAGTTGGCTCACCAGGTGAACCAGAAACACCAGAAGCGATGCAGCGTGAGCTCATGATACGCATAGATAACACTTTTGATTTCTTCTACAGCATGCACGGAATTAAACAGAAATGAACCTCAAGCCAGCAATAACTACTCGTAGAACGCCAATTTCTGTAACCGACCGCTTCTGAGTTTTTTGGCAGGAAGCCTTCGCACATCCTTAGTAGAGAGAATTGCAGCATGATTGACGCTCATGACTTCACAAGATGGGTGCGCACACAGGACACCCGTCTGGCTCCCATTCTTCGGGGATTATTTGATCTCTACATTCGTGGTCGTGACAACAGAGCACGCACCACAAAACCGGAGAATGTGGATACCCTTTATTTCACAGTAGACGACTGCTACCGCGTGGACTTCACACCACACGGACTGGCGTTGCACTGCCTGACACCGCACGGCGAATCACTGCTGGCGTATTACGACTCCCCGGCCTCCGTATTTGCGGCAATGCTGGCGCATCGCACTGCTGGCGGGTGTGTCTCGCTGAGTGAATACACCGCTGAATTTAACCGCCTTTCCACCATCTTCTTGCAGGAGTGGCAGCGCGTGACGGGATACCAGCCATGAGTGAGTTTGCATGGAGCTGGAATGAACCACGACCAGCCATTGATCCGGCCAGATTTACGGAGCACAGGCAGGAAACTGAAACCGACCTGCAACGCGCCATCCGTTACTACCTTGAGGCAGACAAAAAGGCCCTGGAAGAACAGGAAGCGAAGGAGGAAGCCTTTTTCGCACAATCCACCGTGGGTAAAAAACTCATGGCATCCCTTGAGGAAGCCGGACAGCGTGAAAAGCTGGCACAAAGCATCATCAGCAAGCGTCAGGCAACAGAACAAGACCCGGTGGCCCGTGCTTTTGCCACACTGAAGGTGCTTCCCGTTTATCTGCGTGAACCTCTGAGCCGCCACCTCTCTTTCCTGCGCAAAAAACAGGAATCCGATCGTCAGAAAGGCAAAAAGAGCTGGCAGGCTGAACGCTACGCGCGCGGAAACCTGTGCAAAATATTCGAACGCCTGGAACGCACCGATCACCGCTGGCTGACACCGGGTTATCGCTCCCTTGCTGGACGCGAACGCTTGGACGATTTGCTTTACCTGCCGCAGCTCAACAAACACCAGATACAGACGCTGGCCACCATGACGGCGGCGATGTTCAGCAGCACCTTCGAAAAACTCTGCGATAGCTTTGGCGCGACTGATGGCGAGCTGACCATGGATGTAACGCTGAAGGCGTATCAGATGCTGGCCCGCATGGCGTTACACCTGCACGCCATGCCTCCACATTATGACGCACTGACAACAGACAAAGACCGGAGGAACGAACCGGACACGGAGCTGCTGCCGGGCGCAATCCTTCGCCTGACCTGTGCGGAATGGTGGAAACGCAAACTGTGGCTGTTACGTTGCGAGTGGCGGGAAGAACAACTCCGCGCCGCCTGTCTGGTTTCCAGAAAAACATCGCCCTATCTGAGTCAGGACGCATTAAGCGAGTTTCGCGCGCAGCGCGAGAAAACACGCGATTTCCTGAAAAGTTTCATGCTGGAAAACGAAGACGGGTTCACGATTGATCTCGAGACAGTGTATTACGCGGGAGTAAGTAACCCGGTTCACCGTAAGGCAGAAATGATGGCCACCATGAAGGGGCTGGAACTTCTGGCCGAAGCCCGTGGCGACAGTGCGGTGTTTCTGACTGTCACCTGCCCGTCAAAATACCACGCCACAACAGAGAACGGTAATCCGAATCCCAAATGGAACGGGGCCACCATGCGCGACTCCAGCGATTACCTGGTTAACACGTTTTTTGCGGCAGTCCGCAAAAAACTGAACCGCGACGGTCTGCGCTGGTATGGCATCCGCACGGTGGAGCCTCACCATGACGGCACCGTGCACTGGCATATGATGGTCTTTGCTCATCCGGAAGAAATCGACAGCATCGTGGCCATCACCCGCGATATTGCCATTCAGGAAGACCGCCACGAGCTGGGCAATGATATTACTCCGCGCTTTAAGGTGGAGTATGTCGACGGCTCAAAAGGCACACCAACCAGCTATATCGCGACCTACATCGGAAAAAACCTGGACAGCCGCGCCGTGGATGGCATCGACCCGAAAACGGGCAAGCCACGCGTTGACCACGAAACCGGAAAATCAATGGCCGAGAGCGTGGAACGCGCCATCGGCTGGGCGCGCCTTCACCGGGTCCGCCAGTTCCAGTTCTTTGGTATCCCCTCCCGTCAGGTGTGGCGTGAACTGCGCCGCCTTGCCAGCCAGATGGCACGCAACCCGGAAGGCCCGCAACGGCTGAAGGATGACACAATGGATGCGGTACTCGCTGCCGCTGATGCCGGATGTTTTGCCACCTACATTGAAAAACAGGGTGGCGTGCTTGTTCCACGCAAGGACTACCTGATTCGCACCGCCTACGACCTCGCAGATGAGCTGAACGATTACGGCGAACAGAGCGTACAGATTTACGGGATCTGGTCACCACTCATCGGGGAATCCTCCCGTGTGTGCACGCATCCGGATAACTGGAAGCTGGTAAGACGTAAACCAGAACCGGAAGACAACGCCCACGAAAATGGTTTTGACCTTCAGGGCGGCCCTGCCGCCCCTTGGACTCGTGGCAATAACTGTCCCCGTGTACAGGAAACGGACAACAACGGGACAGAACAGCCGGAAGAACGGCCAGCACCGTGGCCGCAGCTCCCTGACGGCGTTGAAGTGAACGAATGGATGCGCTCACTGAAACGGCACGAACGCCGGGCGCTGATGCGTTCGCTTCGTGACAAACAGGCAAAAAACAGCAGTGATGAAATGCAGAGCTGGACACAGAGCCGCAAACAGCAGCGGCCTTTGCCTGATAACCACGAATTACTCGCTAAAGAATGGCGGGAGTCTGCTGAATCTCTCGGCCTGCATATCGGTGAACAACAGATGCAGCACCTGTTACGGGGCGGCAGTCTGTACGTTGACGGCAGCATCATTGCACCGCAGGGATTTGAAATTGTACGCAAACCGGATACCCGCCCGGACAGCCGAATCACGCAGCTCTGGCAGCGCCTGAGCCGTAATCATGGCGTAAGCAGCACGGAGATCCGCCATAACCCGGTCGCCAGCTATCTGGCACAGCTGGGGGCATCAGACCCTGAAGCCGCCGCACGCCTGGCATCCACACTTCAGCAGGACCAGAACACCATGAAAACACCCGTTACCGTGCTTTCTGACATGCTGCGCGCCATCCGCGACGCAGAGCACGCACAGAGAATCAGTGAAACCACTGAACGCGCCAGCCGCAAAGCAGACCTGCTGCGGGGTGGCCTGACCAGCGGAAACAAAAAAACAGACAGAAACGGGACTCACGAATCCCGTAAATGACCAAAAAACGCGCAGCGATATATGAAGCGCGCACAAAATAGGCAAAAACGGGATTTCAGAATCCCGTAAACGATTAATTAATCAACATAAGGAAAAGCGACATGAAAATTTGTATCGACGACGGCTCCACCAACATCAAGCTGGCATGGACTGAGAACGGCGAACGCCGCAACGCCATCAGCCCGAACAGCTTCAAGTCGGAATGGTCTGCGCCGTTCGGTGGCACGCAGCCCGCGAACTACATGCTTGATGGCGTGCGCTATGGTTTTGATCCGGTCAGCGATCGCTTTGTCCAGACGACCGACACGCAATACCAATACAGCGATGTGAATGTCATTGCCATTCATCACGCGCTGGTCAAATCAGGCATCACGCCACAGGAGGTGGATGTGGTTGTCACCCTGCCACTGAGCGAGTATTTCGACACAAACGCACAGCCGGACATGGCCAACATCAACCGCAAAAAAGCGAACGTTATGCGCCCGGTGGAGTACCAGAACGGCGAAGCATTCACTATCCGTAACGTGCGGGTTATGCCTGAATCCATTCCGGCTGGCTTTAAGGCACTGGCTGACATGAGTCCGTTTGAATCCCTGCTGATTGTGGATTTGGGCGGAACCACGCTGGATGTGGCAAAGGTTCAGGGGCAACTGGCAGGTATCAGCCAGGTGTTTTGCGATCCACACGTAGGCGTTTCTCTGATGGCCGATGCCGTACTGTCGGTGATGGCCACTAACGGTATGCGCACCAGTCACCACATCGCCAATACCATTATCGAACATCGCCATGATGAAGCCTGGCTGCGTCAGCACATCCACAATGACGCGCATTACGCCAGCCTGATGGCGGTTATTCGTGAAAAGGAAGAAACACTGAAACAACGCGTGATCCGCGCGCTGGCGGGTTTTTCGGGTTACGGGCGGGTGATGGTTGTCGGTGGAGGGGCGGAGATTGTGGCACCCGCTATCCGCGAAGCCTGCGGAGTTAATGCGACTTTCATCGCGGACGGGGTGCCACAGTTTGCTCTGGTCAATGGTTTGTACGCAATGGACAAGGAGTAAACCAATGACGACACCAACCAGACGGATAAGTTTCTATCTGAAGCCCGCCGCCGTCAAGAACGAAGGCGAAGCATGCGCCTGGCTGGACAGCCTTACACCAGAAGCCCGCAAAAGCGGCCAACGCGTGGCTTTTCTGGCCGGGCTGGCACTTCTGAAAATGAATCCGGCAGAGGCTTACCGACTGGCTGCATGGGCTGACGATGAGGCGTTATCAGTGACACAAACCAGGGCAGAACGCCACATGTTACAGACAGCCCCCACCGCACAGATAACCAGTCAGATGGCCGGAAATATCCGGGCGTTATTTCCCGATTAGAACTTTGCACGGGAGGTTTCCAGTTCTGAAAACAATCAACAAATAAGGAGTCGAACGTCAAAGATATAAGGCCGCCTAGCTGGCGGTCTTGTGTCTTAAAATAAGTTTATCTTAATGAGGACTATTATTTTTATAAAAAATAATCATCATGAGAGGAAACATGAAAATTATAATCTCTCAATTGGGGGATAATCCCTCTACTCCAAAGCAACGTTTTATTTAGTCCAAGTCCATCTAATTTCATCATCCTGTTGCGCAGCGCAATGAATTCATTCTTGAAGTTATCTGCAGAGATGATCTTTGGGCAAAAACAAGAATACAACTTTCTATTACTTACACCACAAGCATTGGCAAGCTCATCCTCAAAATTGCTTGTTTGTTGAAATAGGTGGATTGTGTGTTTTTTCGCCTTTAATAGATTGAGATTATTCTTAAATCTATCAAGATTCTCAATCCTATCCGTATCAAAAACCACTATGATTTCGCTATTTTCGGTTAATGCTGGCATGTATTTATTTATATTAACATTCCATAAATTAGCAATTACTATTTTCTTAATAGGATAGCCTAGCAATGTTTTGAAATCCTGAAACAATGCTTTTTCCGTATCTCCCTCAACAAGAATAATAGCAAATTTCTTAACTGCCATAATCAATCCTCAAATAGCATCTCTTCGATTAATGAAACGTCAGGTATTGTTGCAAAACAGTCATTTTTTACTTTATTTAAAAGATTGCGATCATTCTTTTTATGATGTGTGGTAGCTTCAACAAAAGTGGTTACACCATCTACTTTTTTAGTAAAAGTATATGAATGCGTAGGCAGATCTAAGCTCAAGATATCATAATTATGTGTGGTGTATATAAATTGACCATATCTGCAAAGCTTAGATATAATCAGCGTGACCATCATTTTTTCTAATTCAGTATGAGTGAAGGCCATTTTCTCATCCAAAAAGTACACCCCACTGCAAGGGAAATTGAACTCTCGCTCTTCTATTTTATCTTCAAGCACTCCTGACAGGAGATGGGATATTTTTACTGCCTCATAAGTACCACGAGACAGTCTATCTTTATTTGTTATATCACCTTCCATATCAATAATAACTCTATCTCCATTATTGAAGACTACTGAATAACCCTGCAAATCCTCCTTTCCCTCATCATCTTTAAGAGTGAGTCCTGAGACAGATTTAACAGTATTGTCAAAGGTTTTTAATATGCTATTAAGCACATTCTTCTTAATTCGTGATATTTTATCCGTGTTCTCTTGGTTTTCAGATAGAATGAAATGCCAACCAAGAACAAAGTCCAAATCCTCTAAATATTGGGAAAATTCTTTTGAGTTAGCGTTTTCGGTTGAAAAAAATCTATTTTGACCATTTAATTCAAACTTTTGCGCATCCCACACAGCATCCAATCTTTTGGTCGTCTTTGCGCATGATTCCGAGCTTCTTAAATCAACAGATGCCATTGCAATTTTTTCTACAGCAACAGACTCATCCATAGCCCTAAGCCAGACACCTGCCCTAAACAAACATTTTAAATGACTCTGGAAAAAGTCAACCTCTATATATGCAGGTTTTCTTTTGTCAGTAATTTTTAACGGTTCTGGATTGAAAACACCACTACTGAGAAAACGCAACACAGAAAGCATCACGCGACCAAGAGATGTTTTACCAGATGCATTAGCACCAGAAACGATGCAAACCTTTTTGAAGTAGAACTTTTCAAATCCATCAATGTACTCACCTTCCAGTGAGCTGTTGATCGGGGGTCTGGAGAAGCTTAAGTCAAGGATGCTATTTTCAAAGCAAAACAGATTATCGATTCTGATTTTTGTAAAAGCCATTTTGTTCCACCTTTTGGAAGTAAATATTGCTACCTGTTGAGTTTACATGTAATGAGCTGGTAAGCAATACAGGGATTCGATTTAGCGCACAATAGTGCACAAATTTGCACAATTTTTTTGAACGAATTTTTGCCCTTCTGGCCCGCGTGGCGGCTGGATCCGTCAGGGATCCGTGCGTGCACAAAAAAACGCGCTTTTTCTGCGCGCAGGTGACGGGGGAACAGCCCGCGTTTCAGGGGGTAAATAGCATTCCCTGAACGATGTCGCAGAGATACAACAGAATGGCTGTATTTCTCACGCTGAGCGTGAAAAAGACGTGAGGGCTTTTGATTTGATGGGGTGAAAGGTAAGGCCGTCAAAATCGCACTGAGACGGCGAGAACATGCAGTCAACGCGGTGGGATTGCGTAAGAGTCTGACTGTCGATGATGGCAATCAGCAGGAAAGCGTCGTGAAATTATCTGACTGATACAGGAGCTGGAGAGTCGGGGCATAAATTTTTTATGCCCCGGCGAAGCAGCAGACAAGCGAAGCGCGTCAGGATGTGGGCTGGGTGTCTAACAGTGCGTAAGGGTTAAAGCGGATCACCTCTTCGCCAAGCCAGTCATTGATGTGCTTCATGGCCTCCATGACAGGCATCAGCTCGTTAATTGCGTAAACCCGCGCGGCCTTCTCCACATCACCAAACGCACTTTTTTCGCCCGGCATCGCCCCCATCAGTTGCGGCGGAACGCGGTGCGCAGCCAGCACATCATCACGGGATGCCGCCTTAACATTCATGAACTCATCCTTTGCGGTGATCTGCTGGAACGGCAAAATTTGCACCCCCTCTTTGCCCCCGTTGGGCGCATGGATGAGCACGTTTTTAAACGCACCACCACCACGCGCACCCTGTAACGTTTCTTTCAGGGAGTCCATGCTTTCGCGGTTTACCTGCGCTGCACCGATGTAGATGATGCACCCGGCGTGGGATCCATTGTCGTAATACAGTTTTCTGAACATGTCCGCCGAATGAGACAGGCTGGCCGAGAGTAATGCGCCAAGATATTCCGGCATGCCGTAAATTTCCTGGTTAATGTCCGGATTCATCAGGTGGCACACTTTGCCAGGGCGAAACTGGAACGCGTCCTTGCCATCCTGCACATACCACCATGATTCAAGATCGCTTCCGCGTCGCATGTATTTCGCCAGTGCGTGCCGTAATTTAAGCGGTTCGCCGAGCATATTGCTTCGAAGCTCAAGGAATGCGTTACCGAACACAAACCAGTCCAGCGCCAGCGCCGAGAAATCCTGCCGGGAAAGCAGCGGGTGCGGGATGTAGCAACCGAGTAATACATTGCGCTTAAAGTAAAGCGCAGACTGATGCCAGGACGTTTGCCGGGCTGCTCTTGCCAGACCGTACCAGTCCACCGGGGTTTCATACCACCGCCCGTTATCAGCACAGTACATATTGTCCAGCAGGTCATGCCCGGTCAGGCGATAAGGACCATCAAATGTGAATGCACTGAGCGATGATTCTTTCCTGAGCGCATCAGCGAGATCAATGCGTGAACTCATGCGCACTTTTTTATTTTTTCTGCTCATCAGAACTCCATAACCGTGAAACGCTCGTTTTCTCCTTCGCCGCCAATTGGTTCGTTAATGACAGCAAGCATGGTTGCCCACGCAAGGTCGCCGTGGCTGATCCCCCTCGCGCGGTCCGTTTCGTAAGTGATAAAGCCGCCCGGTGTTTTCACCTTACGCACGGCGTTAAAGGCCGCGACCAGCTCGCGTTCGGCGCGATCGTATTCCCACCGTCCGGCACGCATTATTTGCAGCATTTTCAGTACCAGCGACCGTTTGGATGACAGCGTGAAGGTGTACGGAATAGCAGCAGGGAAAAACCGCTTCACTATCTGATAAACAGCCTCCCCGTTCCCGCCCGTCACATCAATGCCGATGTGTTCCACGTTGTAGCGACACGTGAACTCTTCAATGACTCTGGCCTGTTCTTCAAACTCCAGCCCCTGAACGCGTCGCGTCTCCACCGTTCGAAAACGGCCACCAGGAACAGCCGGAGGAACCACCACGGACACAGCGCCGCTGTCGCCGTTGCCACTGCTGCCGTTTGCGTCATACCCAATCCATACCGGACGATTCCCCATCGGGCGGGGAGCAAAAGGTTTCCAGTCTTTCCAGTCGTCGTATCCGTCAACACCGCAGCCAATCAGGATATTCAGGTTAAATGCCGATTCCCCTTCGCGAACAAACTCACACATATAGAGATTGAGGAACTCGTCTTCGGTGTTTTCATCACGGATTTCGTCAATATCGGTGTGTTTCCAGCCGTGATTAACCACATCTTCCAGCGTGACAATCTGCCGCCACGTCCGGTCAGGGCAGATAAGCCCGTTATGCAGCGTTTTCCAGTCCACAGAAAAACGCTGGCGTTTATGCGAGGCCTTTTTCTCGTTCCAGCGGTCGCCGTTCCAGTAGGCGTATGCCTCGTGCGTTTCGGTGGATGGCGTGGAGAAGTAGGTGCGCCGCAGTCCGCTGAGGGTTGCCATAGCGCCAGCTACCTTGCGCAGTTCAGCAAAGCGACTGACCCAGAAAAATTCATCAAAATAAAAATTGCCCGTATAGGACTGTGCCGACGCAGCAGAAGTGCCGAGAAAATGCAGCTCTGCGCCGTTGGAGAGGATGATTTTATCGCCCCCTTTCAGCTCCACATCAACTTCAGCCGCGGCCTTCTGAATAATGCTTTTAAACTGGAACGCCTGACGACGCGACGCAGACAAAAAAATCTGGTTACGCTGGTAAGGTTGCGCCACATCGTCACGCAGCGCCATCAGCAGAGCTTCCTGTGCAAAATACCAGGTCGCCCCAATCTGTCGGGATTTCAGGATCATCCTGTTACGTATCCCGGCTTCCCTGCAAAGGGTCAGGGAGTCAAACCAGCCCCGCTGATGCCACTCCAGCCTGCTGATGATTTTTTCCCGCAGTGCGGCAATCTGTTCCGGCGTGAAATGATTTTTGAGTTTTTTCGCCCGGCCTTTCTTTCCTGTGGCCGTCGCATCCGGCTGGCCATCATGCAGTTTTTTAAGCTGCCGGGTCAGCAGGTCTATTTCCTTGAAGTCACCACCTGTTTTATTCTGTTTTTCAGTGAGCTGGATGAGGCGCGCATCGATGGACTGCGTGACACGCTGCACGGGTGGCGTTTCATCCCACTGGTCGCGTTTTTTCCACGCATAAATCGTGTTCGGGTTTATTCCCATCAGACGTGATATTTCTGCGGGCGGATAACCCTGCCAGTAAAGTTGCCGCGCACGCTGGCGCACAAAAGCGTCCTGAATCATTGCTCCCCCTGAGTAATTACAGGAAGATTACCCGCGCGCGAAACTGTTCTCCTTAACCCCCTGTTCTGGCCGTTTTCTTACAACAAAAGCCCTTTGTATCAGCCTGTTACGCTTTGCCATCATGACTGAAGAACCAGTCAGAGGGGCAAAAACTATGGCTAATGAAAAAAAGACATCCCGCAAAAAGTTTCGCGTGGCTGTCTCCGGTGTAACGGCAGACGGGCGCGAAATCAACGGCGACATGCTGAAAGCTGCCGCCACCAGTTATAACCCGTCCGTTTATGGTGCACGTGTGAATATTGAGCACATCCTGTCACCACTCCCCGGTAGCGAGTTTTCCGCTATGGGCGATGTTGTGGGGTTGAGCACCGAAGACATAACCGATGGCCCGCTGGCAGGTCGCACGGCACTGTATGCCGAAATTGAGCCGACCGCTCGCATGATGTCCCTGCTTAACGATGGTAAAAAAATTTACTCCAGTATTGAGCTGGAACCACAGTCAACCATCACGGGAGGCCCTTACCTGCGCGGGCTGGCAATGACCGACACCCCTGCCAGCCTGGGCACGGAACGTCTGGCCTTTGCGGCACAACAACGTATGCAACTGATGACATTCAACTGTCAGCAGGGAGACGTGGCGATGTTTACCGCCGCTATGGAGTCAGAACTTATCGAACTCACCGAACAACGTCAGGAAGAAGGCACCCAGTGGTTTAACCGCGTTATGGGGATTATTGGCCGTGGCCGCAAAGCGGATGACGCCAGTTTCTCCCGTATTCAGGAAGCGGTGGAAGGTGTCGCAACGTCACAGGCCGACATTATCGACCGTTTTAATGTGCTGGAAACCCGCCATCAGCAGGACAGCCAGAAAATCACTTTACTGACCACAGAGCTGGCAGCACTGAAGGAAAAACTGCGCACGCAGGACGGCGATCCGCAGAATCGGTTCACCGCAACGGGCGCAGCCTCCGACCAGCTGGCTGACTTCTGATAAGACAAAGGAGCAAATTTTTTATGAATCTGGTGATGTCAGATATTACCCGCAACAAGCTGGGTTGCTATATGGCGCAGCAGGCGTCGCTTAACAATATCCCGGTTTCCGCACTGGTATCGCGATTTACCGTGGAACCCTCGGTACAGCAGCGTTTTGAAAACGCCTCAAAGGAAAGCACCGAATTTACCAAAAGAATTAACGTGATCGGCGTGACCGACCAGAAAGGCGAAAAAATCCTCCTGGATACCACCGGGCCGATTGCGCGCACGAATACCAGTTATGACGGCACAAAACGCCGTAACCCGAATAACGTGGTTGATCTGAAAAACCGCAAATACCAGTGCGAACAGGTGAACTACGACACGTTTATTTCGTATCCGCAGCTTGATGCCTGGTCGGCACACCCTGATTTTCAGTCCCGCATCAGCGCACAGATTGCCCGACAGGTGGCGCTTGACCGCATCATGATCGGTTTCAACGGCACGTCTCACGCGGATGAGTCCAACTTCAGCACCAACAAGCTGCTTCAGGACGTTAACGTGGGATGGCTGGAGCACATCAGAACCGACGCCAACGAACGCGTTATGAATGACGTGACGCTGACCTCCCGCAACATGGACAACACCGTGGCGCACGCGGGTAAGTATGCGAACGCTGATGCACTGGTACAGGACGCGCGTTCATCCCTGCTGGATGAATGGCACAAGGAAGCTGACGACCTCGTGGTGATTATGGGGCGCAACCTGTTTAACTCGCTGCGTCTGCCCGTGCTGAACAGCATCAGCGGCCAGAATCCCAATGCGGAATTACTCGCCGGGCAGCTCATCCTGTCATCGCGCACCATTGGCGGGCTGGGCGTGTTCCTTGCGCCGTTCTTCCCGGATGCAACGATGCTGATCACCTCGTTCAACAACCTGTCGATTTACTGGCAGAAAGGTTCAATGCGTCGCCTGATGAAAGACGAGCCGGAATACAACCGCATCGCCACCTACCAGTCCATCAATGACGCTTATGTCGTTGAAGACTATGGCAAGTGCGCGATGGTCACTGGCCTGAAGTTCGCCGACAGCTAATCAACTCACGGCGGGCATCATGCCCGCCAGTAACGGAGAGAACAAATGATTACTCCTGCACAGCAACACTGGCAGAACGTGATGGCACAGCGCGCAGGCCGGGCGAATGAAGGCGTGGACCACGCCGCGCGTACCGCGCATGAAGAGGTGCTGTATCGTCTGCGTCTGGCACAGGCCCGGCTTAAGGGCGTACAGGCCAGAAGCGCGAAAGCCGCCATCAAAAAAGAGTTGTTGCCGGATTTTTCCGGCTGGATTGAGGGAACGCTGGAGGCTGACGGCGGGCAGCAGGATGAAGTGATTGCCACGCTGATGGTGTGGGCGATTGACTGCGGCGATCTTCCGCTGGCGTTGCGTATTGGTGCGTATGTGGTCCGTCATAACCTCATTATGCCGGATAACTTTGGCCGTACTGCTGCCACAGTGCTGACCGAAGAAATCTGCAACCCGGTACTGACGCAGGCCGGGGCGGATGCCGACGCGGATTTGTCCGCCTTTATCGAACCACTGGACACCCTCCGGAAGATTGTCACCGACCAGGACATGCCGGACGAAGTACGCGCCAAATTATGCAAGGCATGCGCCTTTGCCCGTCGTGGTCTGACCGATGCGGACAGCATGGCCTTATCACTGAAGCTGCTGCGCGAAGCGATGCACCTGAACCCGAACGCAGGTGTGAAACGCGAGATTGCAACCCTTTCCCGCGCCCTGAAAAAAGCCGATTCCGCAGCCGAACCAGAAGACGCCAGCGCACAGCAGGCGCAGGACGAAAGCAGCAAAAGTAAAAAGACAACGCGGAAGCCTGCAACACGAAAAACCACCGCGACGCAGAAGGCGAAGCGCGGTTAACGACTGACCCCGTCAGCGGGCGGCGTGCGCGGTGTTCCGGTTTGACTCCGTGACCGTTTACACCGCGCACCCACCGCCCGATTTTTTTCAGGAGTGAACCCCATGAGTATGGTTGCCAGAACTGAACCCAGACCCGCAGAGGACGACATCACCGATACCGATGATGGCGATACCCGCATTTCAGCGGGTGCATTCTGGCCGGATATTGTGCTGCGCGAGCTGCGTCTGGCGGTACGACTGCCGGGCCGCGTGACCACCTCCCGCCTGCTGCATACTGCCACCGGGGCTGTGGCACACGTTACCCGCGAGCTGGAAGCATGGCAGCAGGAACAGCAGGCAGCTGGCCATCAGACGCTGGCCGATGTTCCGGCACCCGTAATTAACGGAGAAAGCGTCAATCTCTGGCACTGGCGCAATGCTGTTTATACCGCCACGCGCGCCCTGATTCTGGAGCGTTATCGTGATGCAGACACAACGGACAAGGGCGACCGCCGGGCGGACGCTCTGGATATACAGACATCGGATTTGTGGCGTGATGTGAGCTGGGCCATCTCTGACATTCTGTGCCGCCCGCGAATCTTTGCGGAGTTGTGCTGATGAAAGTGAAGGCACTGGAAGGCGACACCGTAGATTCGCTCTGTTTCCGGTACTACGGCACGACGCAGGGCGTCACCGAAAAGGTGCTGGATGCCAACCCCGGACTCTGTCAGCAGGTATTTCTGGACGCCGGGCAGGAAGTGGAGATGCCGGAGCCGGAGAAGAAGAAACGAGAAATGATTCAGTTGTGGGGGGAGTAGCAGTGAGCACCATTCAAACAGGGATCACAGAGCAGGTTATTGCGTGGCTCTTTGACCACCTGCCAACGGTGTATGCAGTAGGCGCGGCGGTCAGCATTTCCGCGCTGATGAGTCTTTATGACGGACGAACACTGGTTCAGACCGTAACGGGATCGCTGGCGTGCGGCGTTCTTGCCATGGCCGTGGCCGGGTCGTTGCGCTTCTTCGGGTTTCCTGAAGATGCCGTGACGTTTATCGGCGCATCAATCGGTTTTATGGGTGCAGAGAAAGCACGCGACAAGGTTATTGCGGCCTTTAATCGCAGGGTGAAGGAGAAGGACGAATGAGCAACACATTTAAATTCAGCAGCCGGAGCGAAAAGAATTTGCAGGGCGTAAATCCTGATCTGGTGAAAGTGACCCGACGGGCACTGGAAATCTCGGAAGTGGATTTTGGTATCACCGAAGGGTTGCGCAGCCGTTACCGCCAGAAGCAACTGGTGGCCACGGGTAAGAGCCAGACCATGAACAGCCGCCACCTTACGGGGCATGCCGTGGATGTTGTGGCTTATATTGGCAGCCAGGTGTCATGGGAATGGCCGCTGTACGAAAAAATCGCAGCAGCATTCAGACAGGCCAGCCGGGAACTGAATATTCCGGTGGAATGGGGCGGCGACTGGAAGACTCTGAAAGACGGACCGCATTTTCAGTTACCACACGGAGCCTATCCGGCATGAAGCTCTGGCCCACGCTTGGCGTCGCTTTCCTTCTGATTGCCGGATGGGGAACATCCATGCGTCTGTCGTGGTCGCTGGGCCGGGAGAACGCCAGAAACGAAGCGCAGGCCAGCACCCTGAAAAGTACCGCCGACACCCTGAATATCATCAGCGCCGGGGTACAGGATATGCAGCAGGTGCTGGCGCAACTCCGCGTGGAAAATCAGCAACGCAATCAGGACGGAGAGGTAAGACGTGAACAGCTACGCAACGATATTGCAAAAGATGAATGCGCCCACGCTTTGCCTGACGCTCGTTTTACTGACAGGCTGCGCAGGCACGCAGAACGCGCCACTGCCAGCGCCGTCAGTCCGGCTTATACCGCAGACGCTGACCATACCGGTAACGCCTCCCCCCTTCCCTGATACTCCCACATGGGGAAATCTCGGTATATGGGGCGACCGCCTTCTGGATGCACTGGAAACCTGTAACGCGGATAAACGGGCCATTGAATTACTGGAACAGCGCAGGCTGCAACGACTGAACAACGAGGATAACAACCATGCTGAAAACTGATTCCCTGCGTGAAGCCATGACCCGTTCATGCCGATGGTGTCAGGCCAACCCGGAAAAATTCACCATTTTCGTGGAGAGCGGCAACATTGAAACGACCGGAGAAACGCCCTCGTTTGTTTACCGCTATCAGATGGTGATGTTTGTCATGGATTACGCCGGGGAGCTGGACGACCTCACGCTGCCGCTACTGGCGTGGTTATCCGAAAATCAGCCACAGTTGTTGCTCAATCCGGAGCGTAATCAGGACATCAAATTCTCCGCCGTTATCAATGACGATGACAGCGCCGATCTCCTGTTTACGCTCCCCCTGCGGGAACGCGTTCGCATCACGCGCAGCAGTCAGGGCACACCGCAGGCAGAACACCTGCCTGAGCCAAAACCCCGCCTGCCATCTCCCGAAGGCGACTGGTCGCATGTATTCCAGGATGTGACGTGGGGTGAAAGCGATGGATAAGGCATTCACCCGCGTGGATGAAACCTTTGAGGCCATCCGCGACAGCCTGAATCAGCAGGCCATCAATAACATCGCCAGAAAGCTGGCACAGGATTTACGCCGCGCCCAGCAGGCGCGTATCCGGTCACAGAAAGCGCCGGACGGGACCGCGTGGACACCACGCAGACGCCGCGTAACCCGGATACAGGAACGCATTCGCTTTATCTGGAATAACGAAGCACGCACGCTGAAAAACTGGCATCACGACACGGGGAAATACGGGCGAACCATTACCGGGTGGGATGAGGATAAAAACAATATCCGCACGTTTTACCGGGATGACATCGACCGTTTTCTGGAAATACGCACCCGGCGCATCAACCAGGACAGCACAAAGCGCGCCCCCATGTTCGTAAAACTGCGCACCACCCGCTACCTGAAAGCCCGTGCAGATGCTTCCGGTGTGACGGTGGGTTACAGCGGCGTGGCCGCACGTATTGCACGCGTTCATCAGCTCGGTGAGCGCGATCAGGTTGCGCCGGGCATTTTCACCGATTACCCGGTACGTGAGCTGCTGGGTATCAGCCAGGCAGATGAGCGCCTGATTTATAACACGGTGCTGGGCCGGATTGCGGAGGCTGTACGGTGAGCGCAGAACTCATGCGACTGCTGAGCAACATCATCCGCACCGGGATCATCTCTGAAGTTGATGAGAAGTCCTGGCGCGTGCGCGTTCGCAGCGGCGAACTGGAAACGGGCTGGCTGCGCTGGAACACCACGCGCGCGGGAGCCTTCAATGTATGGCTGCCGCCATCACCAGGCGAACAGGTGGCAATTGCCTGCATTGGCGGCAACCCGGAAACCGCCATGATAATTGGCAGCCTGTGGAGTGATGCCAATCCGGCCCCCGGCAAAAGCCTGAAAGAAATCGTGGTCAGCGCGCCGGATGGCGCGGTGTTCCGCTACGACGCAGACGCAGGCGCACTGAGCGCCAGCGGCATGAAAACGGCCACCCTGCAGGCATCCGTCAGTGTGACACTGGACACGCCTGTCGTGGAATGCACAGACCTTCTGAGAACAGCGACGCTTGACGTCACAAAAGGGGGAACGATGAGCGGCAATATCACGCACAGCGGCGGCGATTTCACCTCAAACGGCATCACAGTGCATACGCATAAACACGGTGGCGTTAAAGGTGGCAGCGATTCGACAGGAGGCCCGCAGTGACAACCCGCTACTCAGGGATGAACCCGGACGGGACGGGAAACCTGAACGATATGGAGCACCTGAAACAGTCAGTCAGGGACATCCTGACCACCCCGCTGGCAAGCCGGGTTATGCGACGGGAATATGGCAGCCTTGTGCCTGATTTGATTGACGAACCCATGAATAACACCACGCGTCTGCAATGCATGAGTGCTGCCGTGATTGCGCTGACACGATGGGAACCCCGTATTGCCCTGGATGCCATCGACGTTGTCTGGAAAGCGGGAGGCCGCGCCGGGGTGACGCTGTCGGGCACTGTCATGCAGACCATGCAGAATGTTGAATTAACCATCACGCTGAGGGAGTAAATCATGCCTGCCGTTGACCTTTCCCAGTTACCGGACCCCGCCATCATCGCGGAGCCTGACTTTGAGGCAATTCTGGCTGACACAAAAGCCATGATGATTGCGGCTTATCCCGCCGAACAGCGTGAAGCCGTCTCCGCCGCGCTGGAGCTGGAATCGGAACCCCTGAACGTTATCGCCCAGACAACAGCGTTTCGCGAAATGCTGTTACGCCAGCGGATCAATGAGGGGGCACGCGCCTGCATGTTAAGCCACAGCGCCGGGACAGACCTGGACAACCTCGCGGGCAATATGAACACAAAACGCCTGACCATCACTCCGGCAACGGATACCACCGACGCGGTGATGGAGAGCGACACCTCGCTGAGACTGCGGGCGCAGCGGGCGTATGACGGTCTGAGTGTTGCTGGCCCGTCAGGCGCATACGAGTATTTTGCACGCAGCGCCAGCGGTCTGGTACGCGACGCGCGAGCCATCAGCCCGTCTCCGGCCAACGTGACGGTTTCCATCCTGTCCACTGAAGTCGACGGCACAGCAACGGAGGCGTTGCTTAATACCGTTCGCGCCGTTCTGAATGCAGAGGATACCCGCCCGGTGGCCGACCGCCTGACCGTACAGAGCGCCAGAATCGTGACATGGCGGCTGAATGCAAAACTGTACTTTTACCCCGGCCCGGAATCCGAACCTATTCTGGCTGCGGCTGAATCGTCATTCAGGAAGTGGCTGGCTGAACAGGGGCTTATCGGTCAGGACGTGGCGTTGTCCGCCATTACTGCCGCACTGCATGTGCACGGTGTGCAACGCGTGGAGATAATCGAACCCACACAGAATATGGCCATCAGCGACATACAGGCGGCGCGCTGTGAGTCATTCACCATTAGCGAAGGTGGGCGTAATGAGTAATTCACTGTTACCGCCATCAGCCAGCAATTTCATGCATTGCGCCGAAGCTGTCGGAGCGCGCATTACAGACATTCCGGTAGACCTCAACACGCTGTGGTCGCCGGACACCTGCCCGGTGCATCTGCTGCCTTATCTCGCCTGGGCATTTTCCGTTGACCGCTGGGATCGCAACTGGCCGGAAGAGACAAAGCGACAGGTGATTCGTGATGCATGGCTGATACACCGACACAAGGGAACCATCAGCGCACTGCGCCGGGCCATTGAGCCGCTGGGATATCTCATTCGTGTGTCTGAGTGGTGGGAGTTCGACGGCGAACCCGGAACATTCAAGGTTGATGTTGGCACGCTGGACAGTGGTGTGACCGAGGAAATGTATCTGGAAATGGAACGGCTGATTGCCGATGCCAAACCCGCAAGTCGCCACCTTATCGGTCTGAACATTATCCAGGACATTCCCGGCTATCTGTATACAGGCGGTGTGGTCTGTGATGGTGATGTTATTACTGTTTATCCCGGATAAGTGAGAAACAATGAGCACGAAATTTAAAACCGTTATCACTACTGCCGGAGCCGCAAAGCTGGCAGCCGCCACTGTCCCCGGCGGGAAAAAAGTAAACCTGTCTGCAATGGCCGTGGGTGACGGTAATGGCAAATTGCCGGTGCCGGATGCCGGTCAGACGAAACTGGTGCATGAGGTCTGGCGTCACGCTCTGAATAAAGTCAGCGTGGATAACAAGAATAAAAACTATATCGTGGCTGAACTGGTTGTACCGCCCGAAGTGGGCGGCTTCTGGATGCGTGAGCTTGGTCTGTATGACGATGCCGGAACACTGATTGCGGTCGCTAACATGGCAGAAAGCTATAAGCCTGAACTGGCTGAAGGCTCCGGGCGTGCGCAGACCTGCCGCATGGTTATTATTGTCAGTAACGTGGCGTCCGTTGAGCTGAGTATTGATGCCGGCACAGTGATGGCGACGCAGGATTACGTCGATGACAAAATCGCAGAGCATGAGCAGTCCCGCCGCCATCCTGACGCCACGCTGACAGAAAAAGGTTTTACTCAGTTAAGCAGTGCAACAAACAGCACCAGTGAAAAGCTGGCGGCAACGCCAAAAGCGGTCAAGGCAGCAAATGACAACGCAAATTCACGTCTGGCGAAAAATCAGAACGGTGCAGATATCCAGGATAAATCAGCTTTTCTGGACAATGTTGGCGTTACCAGCCTGACGTTTATGAAAAACAATGGCGAAATGCCGCTTGATGCTGATCTGAATACATTTGGTCCCGTTAAGGCTTATCTGGGGATCTGGTCTAAAGCTACCTCAACTAACGCAACACTGGAGAAAAATTTCCCGGAAGATAATGCTGTCGGTGTGCTTGAGGTTTTTGCTGCCGGCAATTTTGCAGGTACGCAACGCTTTACCACAAGAGACGGCAATGTATACATGCGTAAACTCGCCAATAAGTGGAATGGCACTGATGGTCCGTGGGGCGTATGGCGTCACACTCAATCAGCTACCCGCCCTTTGAGTACGACTATAGACCTGAATACGCTTGGAGCCGCCGAACATCTTGGTTTATGGCGTAACAGTAGCTCGGCTATAGCTTCATATGAACGCAATTATCCAGAGGAAGGCGGCTTTGCTCAGGGGATGCTTGAGATCCTCGAAGGCGGGAATTATGGAAGAACGCAACGTTATACCACTCGCCGTGGAAATATGTACGTCCGCTGCCTTGCGGCAAGCTGGGATGCATCAAATCCGCAGTGGGAACCGTGGTTAAGAGTCGGTCATCAGTCAGAGAGTCGTTATTACGAAGGTGATTTAAATGTTCTAACCGACCCCGGTATTTACAGTGTTACAGGAAAGGCAACAAACGGTCCGATGCTGGACACCGTTGGCGCGACACTACTTGGGATACTGGAAGTAATCAGACGTTTTGATGGTGTGTCTGTCTGGCAGCGTTACACAACCACAGGGAAATCAGAAACCACACAGGGACGCACTTTTGAGCGCGTCTACGCCGGAAGCAAATGGACCGAATGGCGAGAAGTATATAACTCCTTTTCGTTGCCTCTGAATCTGGGCATCGGTGGCGCAGTGGCAAAACTATCCAGTCTGGACTGGCAGACCTACGATTTTGTGCCGGGCAGTCTGATAACCGTTCGGCTGGATAATATGACCAATATTCCCGACGGTATGGACTGGGGCGTTATTGATGGCAACCTGATAAACATCGCAGTTGGTCCGAGTGATGATTCCGGTACGGGGCGCTCAATGCATGTATGGCGCAGCACTGTAAGTAAAGCGAACTACCGCTTTTTTATGGTGCGTATTTCAGGAAATCCGGGAAGCCGCACGATTACAGCAAGACGAGTACCAATCATTGACGAAGCCCAGACATGGGGCGCGAAACAGACATTCAGTGCTGGCCTTTCTGGTGAACTGTCCGGCAATGCGGCGACAGCAACAAAGCTGAAAACAGCCCGTAAAATTAATAACGTTTCGTTTGATGGAACATCAGATATTAACCTGACGCCGAAAAATATTGGTGCATTTGCTTCAGGAAAAACAGGAGACACCGTTGCGAATGATAAAGCCGTTGGATGGAACTGGAGTAGCGGAGCCTATAACGCAACTATTGGTGGGGCATCAACGTTAATTCTTCATTTTAATATCGGTGAAGGAAGTTGCCCCGCCGCCCAGTTCCGCGTTAATTATAAGAACGGCGGTATTTTTTATCGTTCTGCTCGTGACGGTTACGGATTCGAGGCTGACTGGTCTGAGTTTTATACCACAACGCGAAAACCTACAGCGGGAGATGTCGGTGCACTGTCGTTATCTGGTGGTCAATTGAATGGTGCACTGGGTATCGGAACATCCAGTGCTCTTGGCGGTAATTCGATTGTTTTGGGTGATAATGACACGGGCTTTAAACAAAATGGTGATGGTAATCTGGATGTTTATGCTAATAACGTCCATGTTATGCGCTTTGTTTCCGGCAGCATTCAGAGTAATAAAACCGTAAATATTACGGGGCGCGTTAACCCCTCGGATTACGGCAATTTTGATGGCCGATACGTGAGGGATGTCCGACTTGGCACACGTGTTGTTCAGACCATGCAAAAAGGCGTGATGTATGAGAAATCAGGCCATGTAATTACTGGGCTTGGCATTGTCGGCGAAGTTGATGGCGACGATCCGGCAGTATTCAGACCAATACAAAAGTTAATTAACGGAACGTGGTACAACGTGTCACAGGTGTAATTTATGCAGCATTTAAAAAACATTGTCGCCGGCAATCCAAAAACCGTTGAGCAATATCAGCTAACAAAAAATTTTAATGTTGCCTGGCTGTGGTCAGAAGACGGAAAAAACTGGTATGAGGAAGTGAAGAACTTTCAGCCGGACACAATAAAAATTCTTTACGACGAGAACAATATTATTGTGGCCGTAACCAGAGACGCTTCAACACTGGACCCTACAGGCTACAGCGTTGTCGAAGTTCCCGATATCACCGCCAATCGTCGCGCCGACGATTCAGGAAAGTGGCTGTTTAAGGACGGAGCTGTGGTTAAACGGATTTATACGGCAGACGAGCAGCAACAGCAGGCCGAATTACAAAAGGCCGCATTGCTTTCCGAAGCTGAATCAGTCATCCAGCAGCTGGAACGCGCTGTCAGGCTGAATATGGCGACGGATGAGGAGCGCACACGACTGGAAGCCTGGGAACGCTACAGCATTCTGGTCAGCCGTGTGGATACAGCAAAGCCCGAATGGCCACAAAAGCCTGAGTAAAAATTAAGCTCCGATATCGGGCCTTCTCTCATTCTGGTTGTTCGGGAAACGTTACTGGCAGGCCGGAGGTGTCTGTGGATTCGACTTTCTACGCGTAGAGCATCCATTCGGTTAATTTTTGTTTATTCTCGTCGGAAATGATGCCCAGCCGTAGCTGTGAGCCCCATAGGCGATATACAGACTGAAGAAACAACCAGGCAGATCCAGGAAAAAGAAAACCGCTAATCTGAACATTAGCGGTTTTTTGCGTTAATTCAGAACAGCCCTTTAACTGAACTGGTTGCGCTGTTAAGAGATGATGTCACCTTATCTTTGAAGCCGGACAGCATATCGCTGAATGATGAGGATTGCAGGCGCTCCCGCAAATCCTCATCACAGCGTTCAAGGGTCAGTGAAAATTCTATCTTTTTCGCCTTACCGTAGCGATCAAACTCGGAACGGGTCGTATTCGTTCCGGTCAGGACATACATGCCGTAAATCTGCCCGACGCCATCAATCAAAGGCCAGGGTCGTCCTGTATACGCCTGCGTGGTCAGCAGCGACAGCGACACTTCGCCACCTGTAATTTCAGGATAAAGCACGCCAGAAAGAACGATGCGATCATCACCTGCACCGATATACTGCCAGCTTGCTGAACGGTTAACGCGTTCATTTTTCACATGCCGCCAGCTTTTGTTTTGCTGTAACTGCTGATGCGGCAGCGTGCGCAGCTCAAAAACAAACATGCCGTAGATCATCATCATGTCCATGACTCCTCAATCTTTATCGTAAAAACTGCCACGCCCGGCACGGGCGCGCCGTTCCATTTCTGCCCTGACCATTTCACCGACCAGTTTCGCCAGTTCGCGGGGATTCTGCGTAACAACGTTATGCAGATGAACATGAATTTCACCGCCAAATCCGGAGACAACAGGCTCCCGGTTACGGGAAGTTGCAGGAACTGATGCCACTGGCGATCGTATGGCCTCCGCCACCGGACGGGAGCTGGCCGCAACAACAGGGACCAGCACCGGAAGCAGAGGAGCCAGGACTACGGGTGTGATATTGATTGCGGAAGCAGGCTTACTGGCCTGCGCAATCTTCCGCTCCTGCCACTCCCCACGAACGGCAAGTGCGCGGGGCAGGTTCTTAAAGACAATATCACCGGGGCCAATGCGTTTTTTCGTCTCATCAACCAGCTTACCTGTGTTATCAGCAATTTTGCTGAGTCTGCGTAGCGTACCGGTATTGCTGTCTGTGAGTGGTTTGTTGTCTTTGGGTTTATCACCTCCGGTGCCATTGCCATTTTCCACAGGCTTCGGCGGATTGATTTTCGCCAGGTCCCCCTGAAGCAAGGCAACCTTGTCCTGAAGAATGGCCGCACGCTGTGCGTCTTCGATTTTCTTGCGCGCCCTTTCCGCTTCATCCGGAAGGACGCCAAGTTTTTCAAGTATCCACGCCAGCGTATCCAGTAGCATTTTTGCAGGTGTCAGAACAAGCTGTAACGCACCGCCAAGAACGTTACCGAATATCTCGCCAGCACTGGTACATTTATCCAGCGTTTCCTTGCTGGACTCCATCGGTGACAGCAGCGATTTAAACCAGTTAAACACCTGGCTGATCCCGCTTCCGATTGCGTCAAAAACAGGACCAAACCGTTCAAAGGTTTCGCGCAACGGGGTCAGCCTTTCCATAATCCCGCTGAACACCCCGGCAAAAAATGCCCTGATGGGATCCCAGTATTTCCAGATAAGAACGGCAGCTCCGGCAAGCGCAGCCACGATAAGACCAACCGGACTGAACAGCGCCCCGAAAGCACCTCCCAGTAAAGAAACGGAACCCGTCACCATTCCCCACAGCGCAGGCAACACCCTGACGACATTCATTGACCGGGTAAGAATGTCAAAACCAAGACGCAGGGTGGCCAGCTTCCCGTAAAGCACCCCAATAACCAGCGACAACGAGCCAATCGTTGCAGTCATTGCCAGCAACGCACCGCCTGCTATCAGTAGCTGGCGCGTCAGCACCGGATGGGCCTGCGCCAGCGAGGTGATTTTTTCAAGCACCCGCGTGAGCCACTGCGTGACAGAACGCAGCGGACCGTCAACCAGATCACTGATGCGAATACGAAGACCTTCCCATGCGCTGTCGAGATTTTTCAGGTCCCCATCAAGATTATCGGCCATTACTTTTGCGACGCGATCGGCCTCTCCCCTTGCCCCCTGCAATTCTCTGGTCAGTTTTTGCAGCTCTCCTGAACCAGCCGCCGCAACAAGCGTCTGCAAACCAACGAACGCCTCTTCTCCGGCGATGTCCTTGAAGAAGGAAACCTGGTCCACCTGTCCGTATTTTTGTGTCGCCTTATAGAGATCAAGCAGCACATCCTCCATCGGGCGCATTTTGCCTCTGGCGTCAGCAACTGACACCCCCAGCTCTTTCAGCGCATCAGCCGCAGCTTTTGGCGGTGATGCAAGGCGGGACAGACTTGCGCGCATGGCCGTACCAGCATCGCTTCCACGAAGACCATTATTGGCAAGCATCCCGGCCATGGCCGCCGCTTCTTCAAGACTGATACCAAGTTTTGCGGCAACCGGACCGGTATACTTCATGGTTTCGCCCAGCGCGCGTAAATCAGTATTGGTCCGGGTGAATGCCGCTGTCAGCGTATCGCCAACCCGGTCCATTTGATCGGCTGTCAGGTTGAACTGTGTGAGGATATTGGAGCCTATATCCGCCGTCTCGCCGAGTTCGACGCCACCTGCCAGCGCCATATTAAGAACACCGGGCAATGCGGCCTGAATGGCCTGCGGAGTAAAACCAGCCATTGCCAGAAAGCTCTGCCCACTGGCGGCATCACTCGCAGTAAACTGTGTTTCAGAGCCAAGTTTTAACGCCTGCTCACGCAGCGCCTTAAACTGCGGGCTGTTTTTGTCGATTCGCGTCAGTGCCTGAACGCGGGACATCTCTTTGCCGAACCCGATCGCAGGCTGCAAAAAACGCCCGGCAGCATAGCCGCCCGCCGCTGCCGCACCAATTGCCAGTGCACCACCTGTTTTCAGTTTTCCAGCGGTTTCCTGCGCGCGCGAATACCGCTCACGCGCCCGCGTTACACGCGCAAGCGCCTGCCGTTCGCGTTCAAGCTGGTTGTTGTACTGTTCGGTGCGTCTGATGGCCTGCTGGATGGTGTTATCGCTGCCTGTCAGGGAAATGCCGTGGCGTTTCAGCTCTCCGCCAAGCTCCCGCATTTTTTGAATTTCCCGTGTGCGCGATTCATTCAGGCGTTCAAGCCGGGTGCTTAACTGCTGCATCAGCTTTTGTTGTTTTTCGCTGAGCACTGTACCCGTGCGTTGTAACTGATTAAGGGCGTTAAGCTGGCGTCGTGCTTTCACGATGCCCGCATCCGCTTTACTGACAGCGTCACGGGCGCGCTCAAATGAATGCGCCTGACGCTCGAGATTTTTGATCGCCCCCTGCGTTCGCTGGATGGAGTCACCAAACTGCCCCATCAGGCGGCGGGCGTTTTCGGCAGGCCGGGTCAGCCTGTCAACGGCGCTGAAAGCGACCCGGATATCAAGAGTCTTCATTATCTGCATTCCCGCTGCGAAGTGCCGCCCGCTCGCGCCAGCTAACCACTTCGCCGGGCGTCATCATGAAGATTTCGGCGGGCGACCAGTTAAAAATGGCGGCAATATCCGCCACCAGATCTTCGATGTGCTCAAAGCACACCAAGGTGATTACGCTGCCGTCTCCTGCACGCTCTTCGCGCCAGAGTCTGGCTCGCTCATAAAATTTACAGCCACAGCGCACAACTGAATAAAATCGCGTGACGACATTTTTTTAATCATCACTTCATCCAGTCGTGGCGAGGTCACGCGAGGCAACAGCGTAAACATGGTATCCGCTTTCAGATTCAGCACATCAGACAGCGACAGACCACGCAGGGATCCAGCCTGCTCAATAGCCCCGGTAATCTCCACATACGTGATTTTTTCGCCACCACGCTCAATTGGTCGGGTCAGTTTTACGCCACGTTCGACAGCCATATCCTCACCTGCCGTCACATCATCCGCCACGGTGTTATTCCGGGTTTCAGTATCGATGTCTTTCATCAGTTGTCTCCTTTTCAGTCAGAGGCGACGCACTGCGCCGCCTGCATATTACTTATCAGCCAAGCCCAAGCGCGGAACGGATACGGTCAGGCACAATGTCCTTGCCGTCCTTCCGGTAGATGTGGTTCAACAGGTCGATTTCCCACAGCGGGCGATCGTTAACGCTCAGCTTGTAGTAGGTGTTTTTGACAGCGTAAGTGTGTGATGTGGCTTCGCCCTGTTTGGCTTCCCCCATATCAATTTCCGTCACACGCCCGCGCATCTCGATTTCATACAGATCGCTTTCTGCATCGGTGTAGTATTCACCCGCAAAACGCAGCAGCGTGCCGTCAATCGTGCCGCCATATTTAAGGAACAGCGCACGAACAGCTCCCCCCATAACAAAACTCGCATCAAGCGCGGAGTCGTCCAGACCGAGATCAATACTTACCGCCCCCATCATGCCACCACCACGATAGCTGTCGGTTTTGCGCGTCAGTTTGGGCGGCGTGACGGATGTCACTTTGCCCACTTCGTTTTCACCATCCACAAACAACGTAAAAAAGCGAAGATGTTTTGGTACAGCCATCAGGCACCTCCCAGCACCGCAAATGCGGGACCAAAGAATTCATCAGTAAACGACTGGTAAAGCTCCATGTCTTCCAGTGGCGGAACGGGCGTATATTTGTAGCGAATACGCACACGTCCCTGACGTAAATTCGTGGTGCCGTTATCCACCACGTCATACCAGCACTCCGCGCCAATCAGTTTCCCGGCAGTAACCAGTGAATCCAGTTTTGCCCTGATGGCACTGATAACATCCTTCACGTTCGCAGGCGTCAGTGGACTGTCGATGGTTTCAAACTGCGCTTCCGCAATTGAATCAGCCAGCACCTGTGCGGTTCGGGTATACACCTCAAAGATGTAGGCGTTCGTTTCCGGTGTGCGGTTGCCCCAGAAGCGGAACCCGTTGCGACGAATAATGGTCGTGATTTCTTTGTTGTTGAGGCTGTTGGCATCGCTGTCTTCGGCCTGCAACGACCAGAACACATGCCTCGACATCCCCAGCACATTTTTAACCGGAACGTTGGACAGTGATTTGTGCCACCCCTGCTCATGGTCAATGTACGCACGAAGGCCGCACGCATAGGCAGGCGCGGGGAGCGTTTCGTTTTTGCCACTTTTCGGGTTGTAGGCGATGAAGTCCGGCCATAAGAGCATCACCTCACGTTCGTTGAATTTCTGGCGGTAGGTAATCGCCTCAGCCATCGTGTTACAGCCGTGACATGAGGCATACACAAACGCGCGCAGTTTACCTGCAATCACGCACAGGGATTTTGTTACCGCCTCCGTGTCCAGCTCCGGCGCGGCCAGAATACGCGGACGGTATCCGATGCTTTCATCCTGCTCTGCAACAAGCAGCGCATACATCCCCGTATAGCTGCCGTCAGATTCAGAACCACCGATAACCAGTTGATCCTGCGTTTTTCCGTCTTCTTCTTTGTGTTCAGCCACGCGAACGACGATCACCTTTGTGCTCACCTGGTCTGCGATGGCCTTAAGCGCACGATAAAGCGTCCCCGTTGTTCCGCATTTTCCCAGCACGTCATTGACGCGGGTCAGCAGTGTGGGCTTGTTCAGCGGGAACAGCTCCGCGTCCGCATCATCCGCCGTTGCCACGATACCGATAACACTGGAATCAACATCATTAATCGCTGTTACCAGGTCGGTACTTTCCGTAACACGGACACCATGAAAACGAGTTTCACTCATAGCTTCAGCCCCTTGTATCCGTTAAATGATTCGGCAACAATCATCACCCACCACGCGCGCAATCTCACCCCTGCGCCGTTCTCCCGCCACGGCGACAACAAAAAGCAGTAACCCCCTCCGCACGCACATGCGACCATGCCGCACAAGGAGGGAACAGATGACCGACACCACCATGCAATTGCTCAGTCAGGGCACAGACCCCGTGAAAATGCCGGATTTTGATATTCTCGCGGAGGGTAAAACGCTGTCAGGCGTGGCAGAGCGCCTGATGAGCCTGTCACTGACCGACAACCGGGGATTTGAAGCGGACCAGCTCACCATCACGCTGGATGATGCAGATGGTCAGTTGCAGCTACCGCCACGGGGCGCGCGCCTGACGGTTCTCATTGGCTGGAAAGGAGAACCGCTGACAGAAAAAGGCACTTACATTGTTGATGAAATCGCTCACGAAGGACCGCCGGACAGGCTGACTGTTTCAGCCAGAAGCGCAGATTTTCGGGATGAATTTAACGTTAAACGTGAAGTGTCCTGGCATGATGTGACCGTTGAGCGCGTGGTATCCGCCATCGCTCATCGGTACGGTCTGAAACCGCAAATCAGCGAAATGCTGATGGATATCGAAATCGACCACGCCGACCAGACCGAAGAAAGCGACATGTCCTTCCTTACGCGCATGGCGGAAATGCTGGGCGCAATCACCACGGTAAAAAGCGGTAATCTGTTATTCATCATGCCCGGCGGTGGCGTGAACGCGCAGGGCCAGCCGTTGCCATCGTTTGCCATCACACGCAGCAGCGGCGATCGCCATCAGTTCCGCATTGCTGACCGCGAAGCGTATACGGGGGTACGCGCTTACTGGCTTGATCTTAATTACGGGAAAAAGAAAAAAGTCAGCGTGAAACGCCGCAAACCGCCAAAACCCAAAAAGGAGAAAAGCAGCAGCCGTGAAGGTGATTATATGGAAGGCGCGGAAGGCAATGTGTTTGTGTTACGCAAGACCTATCAGAACGAACAGGCAGCAAGACGCGCAGCGGCGGCAAAGTGGCAGCAACTACAACGCGGAGCCGCATCATTCTCCATCACGCTGGCGCGTGGACGTGCAGAACTCTACCCCGAAATGCATGGTACGGTAACAGGATTTAAAAGCGAGATTGATAATCAGGACTGGATCATTGCAAAAGCCGAGCACACCATTGATAACAGCGGCTTTACCACGCAGCTTGAGCTTGAGGCAAAAATCCCGGAATGGATAGCAGAATGAGACTCTTAAATGTATTAGTCCAGACACGTACTAGCGGGCTAAACGGCACAGTCTTATCTGACCATCTGCCCCTAACACAGAGCAGACGGTCCTTGATCTTACCCACTAATAATGGACGCGCGACTAATATAATTTATTGCTTTTTATTTATACCTCACTGAGATTTAGCGAGCTAATATATTCAAAGAATTTAACAATTGAGTGTCGAGTGTTTCAGTTGCAGGAATCGGTAATCCATTCGCAATGCGGTAATTTTTCACAGACAGCCTTGTGGATGGCCCCATTATGCCGTCAATATTTCCGTTATAAAATCCCCTGTCCAGCAATGCGAACTGAACTCGCATAATCAATCGCTTACGTTTCTCTGCATCAGAAGCAAGCCCATTACTCGTACGGTTAACCTCTGAAGTTCCAACAGAACTCGTGTTAGTGGTTCTATTATTATCGTTAGAACGAAGTGCACGCACCGAGGAAGAGGACGATGAGGAACTTGCACCTGAACTTGAAGAACCAGATGAACTTGGTGAGCTGTATGTTTTTGGATAATAGGGGGTACTTCCACCATAGTATCCACCACCTGATGAGGATCTATGAGAGCTATGGCTCCTATGAGAGCTATGGCTTCGATGCCCTGCGATATAAAATGGGACTTCCGTGTTAAGTGGAGCTATCACTAAATCATGCTCATTAAGAGTCATACCAGGTAAATCACTCGCTCCTGTAGATGAATCGCTTGCCCATACAGAATTGTTGAGAGCCAAAAATCCCGGAAGTAGAGCAGCAAAATTAAACTTTTTCATAAAATTGGTCTCGGTGATTGATGAAAACGGCCTTTTGAGGAACTGAAATAGCCAGCACAGGAAGGCTTCTGAGTACATTCATCACATTCTTTTGGATAGTAATTTTTCCAATCAGAGATCGACTGAACAGCAAGCTCCCTAGCCCTTTCAGGAAGATAACACAAAGGATAATTAAAAATTGTCAGAGGTATGCCTGACCTGTATGCAGCGTCTATGGCAGAGATTATTTTCTCACTATAACTACTGTGATCAATGAAGATGGTGGACCAGTTTTTTCGTGCCCAACCGATAGGCTCCAACCCCATAAGGGAAATCTGATTGATGTTGGAGAACACACGGCCAGCGAATTCTACAATATCATCCAATTCGGTATAGTTAGCCAGTGTAGGAATAACTCTAAGTTCGATATTAATCCCCAAGTTTCCTGCATTGATTAACCCTTTAACCGTTTCATTAAATGCGCCATCACTCCCTACCAGATGATCATGCACAAGTGGTCTTGATGAGTAGAGCGGGATACCAAAGGTGATTTTGATCTTTTTGCTTCGCTTTGCCATTTCCTGTGTAAAGTTGATATCAGCAAATTTGCGTCCGTTTGTTAAAACATGTAAAGCAGTATCTGGTGAATTCTCGATGATAAAATCAATGAAGTGAAGGAAGTCATCCCCATATAGCAAAGGTTCACCACCGCTGACCCCAACAACTCCGTTCAAGCCAAATGAAGCTATAGCAAGAGCTGATTGGGTAAGTAGCCAGTCATCATTTATTTTCTTTGGTGGCTGCGAACAAAACAGACACAAGTTATTGCAGCGTTCCGTAACTAAGACAGTATTATGATTGGCTTTGCGTGACAGAATAACGCGTATCATATTGCCATTGTTGATTATCCCAATATCTCCATCTTCAATTGACTCAAATAATTCAGTGCTAATAACAGAGAAATCAAAGCATGGTGGAATGGCATCATTATTGCCTTCAGCAACTACTAGCAAATTGGGCAAAAAGAATAAAGGGTTCACTGGTTTTTGTTTGCATAACCGATAGAACCCCGTGGGCACGTTCTCTGTAGAAGCAAAATGAAAGATATCGTTCCTGATAACCTCAGACATATGCCCATCCTTTTAGCATCTCAGCCTTCGAACCACCCTCTGAGATGCAGTTCATCAGATACCTGAACATCCCCTTGTGATATTGACAAAACGTTGAACGACTCCTATCACCGACAGGCTCACCCTGTACACTTATGTTCTGGCATGGATCTGAACCACAAAATGGTTGATATGCACATGTATCACAACCTGGCAGAGCAAAATTGAACGATGAACTCAATACTGCGTTATAGTAAGGACTATCAGAAAATGATAGCGTCTTAACTTCACCCGCACTGAACTCCGTTTCAGGATTCACCTTCTGCAACATACGGCTCTCATCGCTACCATATACTCGACCGTCATAATTGAAAAGAATACTGTTAAGCACGACTCCACTTGGAGACTTTAAATCCGCATAACCACTAAAACCGGGATTGAAGATCCTTTTCAGATGAATGGAGGCCGAATGTTCCACAACCCTTATTCCTTCATTATTAATCTTAAGGATTTCATCTATCAACGAGGCATAGAAGCTGAAGTATTCGTCCATAGAAAAGGTGAAAGAAGCTTTTTGTGCAAACCCATAGGGACTAACAGGTCGGATAAACATGTCCTTGAGACCAAGAGACAAGTGAGCCTGAACAATCGATTCAGGACGTCTGATAAGCTCTTTAGTAACTGTAGTAACCGTTGCAACGCGGCCAGCACCTAAAGAGTGTTTGATAGCCTCTACCCCTGACACTGTTCTACTGTACGCAAGCCCACGACCAAGAATTCGATTACTGTTGTGAACAACTTCCTCACCATCAAGCGACACAGAGAACGTTATGTTCCGGTCTCTCGACCATTCAATCATATCCTCATTCAAGACAGACAGACTTGATGCCACCACCATCTCAAAATTGGTTCTTCCCAGCGTTTCAGCACATTGATCATAGATGCTCTGAATTAAATCAAACCGCAAGAGAGGCTCCCCACCCTGTATCTCGATTTTGTAAGGTGGCGTTGATAGTTTTTTAATAGCCGAAATAATATCGGGGATGAGCTCAGGATTTAGGTCGTAACCTGAGGCATTAACAGAAGCTCTACTAACCTGGCAATACTTGCATGTATGGTCACAACGTAATGTGGGTACAATCATGAAAATTGGCCTGACAGCCAGTTCATTCATCAATCGTTTTGCAAAAGCAGAACTTAAAGCATAGGGAGTTATAGCAGATGAGCTTTCACTGGTTATGAAAAGCTTACTTTCTAGCACGTTTGATTGCTCCGAACTAATTCGCTCATCAGAAAGATCAATAAGGTCTTGCTCACCAATGAAATGATGAAAACCTGCAAGGTTGCTTATAAACACCTGTCCATTAGGCAATCTGTCAAAATTAAATGGCATCAATTCCAT